TGTGAAAGTTGAAAAATTAGAAAATAATGGTTCAAAAACAAGAAATAGATATCATTATGGATTAATAGCACAAGAAGTAAAAAGCACAATGGATAAATTAAATGTAGATTTTGGTGGTTATCAAGACCACAATTTAGAAGGTAATAAATTAAGTATAGGGTATAATGAATTAATAGCACCAATTATAAAAGCAATACAAGAATTATCAAATAAAAATAAAGAATTAGAAAATAGATTAAAAACGGTTGAACATATAATTTAAAATTAATTTAATTTAATTAATTTTAACAGAAATCAACAAAGGCTATACAATTAACTACATTTGAACTACTAAACATTATCCATTTAGCACATAATCCGTCAATTACAAAACCAAAATTACCAGCACCAGACATATTAACAGAATATTGTGAACTATAGAAATTAACACCATCAGCAGAAAATTTTAATGTTAAAATAGTAGCGCCCTCAACATTTCCATAAAATGAACAGGATTTAACATTTGGTAATTGAACAGAAGTAAAAACATTTCCGTCAATCATTTGAGCCTGACCCCTACTATTTACAATATTATAGATATTAGTTAATTTTGTATTAGCATCAGAATCTAAAACATTTAATCTATTTAAATTAAATGACATTGATGTTAATGAATCATTTTGTATAGATTGAACTGCTGGAAAATTATCAACAGAAACAATTCCTACAATTGGAATATCATTAGCATTAACAACAGAAACTTTAAGACCACCATTATCAAGTAATGATTGATTGATAGAATCAAGATTAACATTAGAAATAGGACCAGATTCAGAATCAACAAATGTAGGAACAGATTTATAAATAGTTTGAACATTAAGAACAGACATATTACCATTAGTTGCTTCAATTTTCAATTTAAAATATCTATCATTTACAGATAATTTGAAAAATTTGGTATCAACCTGAGCAACAATTACTTGTGAAGTTTGATAATCAATAGAAAGTTTATCCTGTGAATAAATATAAGTAAGTGTATATCCAACATCACATTTGATAGAAATATTGATTTCAGCAAAATCTAAAATATTATCATATTGTTGCCCTAAAAAAGCAGAACCAGCAGTAAGAGGAACTATAGTAGAATTGTTTAAAGATAAACTCATTATATAATATATATTATGATATAAATTTTATATTATAATATTATATGGATAAGGTAATAAAAAATATATTTACTCAAGATCTAACGGGTCAAGAAGTTGAGATTGCCTCAAATGGAAAATGTCCTATCCATTTGTATAAAGATTTAATAAAATTTAATCATATCAGAGAAGTAATTGGAGAACACAATGCCTGCCTTCTATTATTTCCTGTAAAATCGTCAGCAGATGGACACTGGATTGCAATTATATATCATCCAGAAACAAATACAATAGAACATTTTGACCCATATGGATTTAGTTGGAATCAAGAATTAAAATATTCTCAAGATACAAAATGGACACAATATAATCTATTAGGTAAATTTTATGAAGAAGCACAACAAAAAGGATATAAAGTTATTTATAATCCGTATAGATTTCAAAAATTAAAAGATGGAATTAATACGTGTGGTAAACATTCATCAATTAGAGCAAGATTTAGATATTTAAATATTGACCAATATAAGAAATTGATGACGGGTCAATCACAAGACCCCGACTATCTCGTCACGATATTAACTTTTATAACACTTAGAGATAATCAACAAGAAAAAGAAATAATAGAAAAAATAGTAAGTAATTAAATTAAAAACAATATCATTTTTCCTTACCACATTCACAACAGTATTTAATTCGATTTACATAATAACATTCAATACAACATTGTATTAAAATATTTTTCATAACACTATGTGGAAGTTGTTTAATATCAGTTTTAATAATAATATTACAATAATAACAATTAATACCCATTTTATATATTATATATTTAGGAAAATATATTTTTTATACTTAAATTAAAAACAACCAAATCGTTTTTTCTTTTCAGGTTTTTGATAATTTAATTTAGTAAAACCATAACAAGCATTAACAAATAATCTTAAGAAATCAGGTAATATCAAATCTATTTGTTCTTCTAATTCTTTTTTCTCTTTTTTCCGACAATATGATTTAATAAAACCGTAGGTGTTAGCAGTATTGGCTGATATATCTTTATTACCATTATGAAAGTATCTATATAGTTCAACTGTAGCATTTAAAAGATTATCTAAACCTAATTCTTTACCTCTAAGCATCAATGAGAACTGTAATTCAATCATAGTATAAACTTCTTCAGAAAACATTTTATAATTTAAGTATAGAAAATAATTTTTTTATATTATTATTATATAATGAAATTTTACAATAACGATGATTCAAAATATTCTACAGATTTCAAAAGAACAAAAGAATTCTCTGTATTTGATTTGAGAGATGAGATTACAAAAAAATTTGCTGAAGTAAAAAAAAGAAACAATACCAAAGATAAATACCCTACAACTATGGTAGGAGAAAATAAGTTTCTTAAAGCAAAAGAATATTATGATAAAGGATACGATGTATTATTCTGTTTTGAATTTACAGATGGTATGTATTATTATCAATATTGTGATGAGAAATTAGAAGTTAAACTTGGTGGACGACGAGATAGAAATAGACCAGAGTTTAAAAATTATGTTTATATTCCAATAACAAAATTAAAGAGATTAGATGCTCCTCAAGTTAGAGCAAGATGTGACAGTTGTGATTCTGGTAAATTTATCCAAGAATCTGCTTAATTATAAACTATATTTTAATATAATATGAATATATAACTATAGAACCTTAACAGCATTCTCAGTGATAATAGTTGTAGGAAAACTTCTTTTGACACACGCCCATCGACTTGGTACATCTCTAAGATATTCTAATTGGTCTTTTGTAAACCCATAATATCTTTTACATAAATTAGATATTGCGGCAAAATTAGATTTAGGGAACAATACTACTTCATCAGATTCATTAAGAATAACTTTTGTTCTATCATTTGCTAAAATGACGTGATGTACAGCAATCGTAGTTATATTTGTTGGTGCTCTACCTATTTCATAACATTGGTCTCTAAAAACTCTGACAGCATTATTTATTCTTTTGTCAGTAATACTTTCAATATCATCAAAACAACATATAGAGTCCTTAAATTCAGAAACATCCAGAGGGTCTTTTAAGATACTGTCGTCTATTTTAACATAATGAAGATTTTTTATTTTTTTAAATGCAGGATCATCTAATTTAGGAGAGAATATGTAAATCTTATTATCTTTATAATATTCTGTATATTTCGCAAAAAAATGACTAATCCAAGTAGATTTACCAACACCAGCGGGTCCAAATACGGCTATACGACTACTTTCTGCCATAGGTATAGGTTCAATTTTAGCAACTTTAGGGTCAACTTCTAGATATTTTTTTTCTAATTTTTTTAATTCTTCTTGTGCTGTATCATAAAGTGCGTGTAGATTAAGATTATCATTTAGAGTAAATTTATTTTTAGTATTAATGGCTACTTTAAGGGCTTGTGAATTAGCGGGCGGCAATCTCTTAAAAAAAGAAGGGGGTAGCAATTTAGATCTATCTTTATGAGGTACTTCTGCTTCTCCAATTTCGTTATCTTTGACATAAATAATTTGCTTCTCTTTTTTCTTTTTTCCTAAAACAATTTCTGCGATTCTTTGACCAGACTTAAACGAAATCATAATAATATATTATTATATCATAATAAAAATTTATATAATATAATATAATATTATAATATAATGCCATATGCTATGAAAAAAATGAGGAACGGATATTATATAGTATCTGTTGAAACTGGTAAAAAATATTCTCAGAGGCCTATGTCAAAAGAGAACGCAGAGGCTCAATTAAGAATTTTACTAAAAAATTTACCAAAAGAGTTACATCAAGGTGACGAAATTCAATATCCAGAAAATAAATATAATACATTAAAAGTTTATGACTATGTACAGGATGTAAAAGCAAAATCTGCACAAATAAGAGCAAAAAAAGAAAAAGAAAAAAAACCAGAATTAGAAT